AATGCTCTCAAGGACAGTGGTCTGTTTACCAACATCGTCGTCAATCATTATCTGACTGACGCTGATGCTTGGTTTGTTCGGACTGATGTTCCTGATGGTATGAAGTGCTTCGAGCGCCGTGGTGATCAGTTTGAGATGGATAACGATTTCGATACCGAGAACGCTAAGTTCAAGGCTACGGCTCGTTACTCGTTTGGTTGGACTGATCCTCGTGCTCTGTATGGCTCGATGGGTGTCTAAGTAACACTGGGGGAGGGTAGTTGGATTAGGGGTTCCTGGTCGACCTCCTCCTTTTCTTTCCACATAGAGAGTTCTAATGAGAACTCATTGACGGGGCAACCCGGTAAAGGAGATTTAAATGGCTGCTAATGAAAGTACTAAATATACGCATTTCTCTAACATCGAAGTAGGCTCTGCTTCTGGTGGTGGTGGTTTTAAAGTTGGTGGTGTTCAACAGAATCTTAACCTAGTTCAAACTGTAACTGGTGCTCTTGCTCTAACGGCTGCTGACAGTGGTAAAACTCTGATCCTGAATGCTGCTGCTGGTGCTAACATCACTCTTCCTGCTCTGTCTGCTGGTCTGAAGTTTAAGTTCATTGTTGGTGCTGCTTTTGCCACCACTAGTTGGACTGTAACTTCTACTGCCGGTGACGATCTGCAAGGAAGTGTTATTGTTGCTGGTGCTGTGGTTGACGTTGATGCTGCTGATGTGATTACCTTTGTTAACACTGCCGAGAACGTTGGAGACTTTGTTGAGGTTTTCTGTGACGGCACTTCTTGGCACACCTTTGGAAATGCCTTAACTGTTGGTGGACTTACCGCTACTGGTTAATTTTAAACATGGGGGAGAAATCCCCCAGTTTTTCTTTTCTCAAAGGAACCTTCTATATGCGACCAACTAGTATAACAGTAACAACGTCAGCAGCTACCGGCCAAAGTGCTTGGATTCCTATTGACTATACGCAAACCCCCTTTAACCTTGGTATTATGGTTGATGTTACGGCCGGCACCCCTTCTTGGGTTGTTCAGATGACTATGGATGATCCTTTTGACTCCACTATTACTCCTACTGCTGTAGCTGCTCCCTCGCCTCTTGAAGCTGGTACTACTGACGAGGTAGGTAACATCACTATTCCGTGTCGAGCTGTCCGACTCTACCATGCATCTAGCACTGGCACTTCAGTAATGACTGTAATTCAAGGAAGGAATCGATAATGAGTATTAAAGGACTAGAATCTTTTCAGAATGTCTTCGATCTCATCCAGAATCCTGAAAAGTACAAAGCTAAAGTAGAAGAAGTAAAGACTATTACTGCTCAGTATAAAGAAGCAGTAGAAGCAGTTGTAGCTATTGCTAATGTGAACGACTACGTTTTGTCTATTCGTGATAGGGAAGAGAAATCTAAGCAAGAACTAGAAGCAGCTAAAGCTGAGGCCTTTGCTATTAAAGCCAAGGCTAGGGAAGATGCTAAGGTTAGTGCTGACGCTCTCAAAGCTCGTCAAGAGGAAATGAAGTATGACGAAGATAAACTAATTGCTCTCAGGAAAGACTTAGAGAGCCTTGAGAATATCCTTGCTGATAAACAAACTACTGTCAACAAGCAGATAGAAGCTCTCCGTAGACAAGCTGAAGAACTGGCTGTTGAGAAGGCTATCCTAAAAGAGAAGCAAGATAAACTAGCCGCTGCTCTTAAATGAAATTAAATCCTTCAATTCGGGGAGCACTCCGTTTTGACGGAGAAGATGCTACTTATCATTATGTAGGAGAAGCTCCTGTAGGCTCCTCAGAGGGTGCTGCTATTTGGCGTATCTACAGATTAACTAATTCTGGAACTGCTTCTATTTCTAAGTTATGGGCAGATGGAAATAGTAATTTTGATAATGTTTGGACTAACCGAGCTTCTCTTAGCTATTCGTAAAGAAAAGGATAATAATGGCCGCATACGTCAAATATCAACTAGGCATCGAAAAGATGATGGAAGCCGGTAACGCCGGTTCCGACACATGGCAGTTGATCCTGTCCAACACCGCGCCGAATGTGGCAACTCACACAACGGCAGCTAGTGCTACTGAACTCAGCACTTCTGGCGGCTACACGGCAGGCGGGGTAAATTGCACGGTTACGTCAGCTGCTTCGACTGCTGGCGTTTATAAGCTCACTCTCGCGGCTCCCGTATCTCCGACCTGGACGGCTTCCGGTGGTGGATTCACTTTCCAATATGTAATCCTCTACAACCTGACGCAGACTCAGTGCATTGGTTACTGGAACTACGGCTCTGCCGTGGTGATGAACGGGGCCAACGCAGACACCTTCACGCCGACGCTTGATGCGGTGGGCGGAACGTTCACGGTGACCTGATGACCACGTTCTACATGGATTACGAAGGGGGGAGTGACGCCAACAACGGGACTTCCTTCGCCCTCCGGTGGAAGACGTTTGCATCGGGGGCGACAGCGGCCAGAACCGCTCCGGGCGACACGATTCGCATCATGGCGAGCCCCGATGCTACGTCCCTCGGAATTACGGGGGTTTGGACTGACGGCCCGCTGAATGCGACGAGGGCGATTGTCAGTAGCACCAACGCCACGCCGATTGTTATCACCCTGTCAGACGCCAACTGGACGCTGTTGGCCCCCGCTGTTGGTGATACCATCATCGTCAACGGCCACACGACAAACACCAAGGCGAATGGGGTATGGGAACTGAGCGCGGTCAGCGATGCTGCCAACACCATCACGCTTATCAATGCTGATGGAACAAATTCAGTCGGCAATGGAGTGGGCGGCGCTTCTGGTACGGTTAGGAAAATAACAAATTGCCGCGTGAAACTTGCTTCAGCCCTGACTACGAACATCGCGCTGTGCGGGAATCGAGGCACCAAGACCAACTGGACGGCATCGGCAAACGTAACCTGCACAGTCAATACTACCGACTACAAGGAAGGTGGTGAGTGCCAGCAGATCGCCATTGCCGCAGGATTCGCAACTGGTCTTGCCGCGTACATCCCGATCACGTCGCTTGATTTGTCTGCTAGGCAGCAGGTGTCGTTCTGGATCAAGCAGACCGCTGGAACGATTGGGGCGGCAAGCAGCATAAGCCTCACGCTGTGTACGGATGCCTTGGGGGCAACTCCGGCACACACGATCAACATCCCAGCCCTTGGCGCCCTAAACCAATGGGCGCAAATATCTTTCGACAATGCTGCGAACATGAATGCAGCGATTCAGTCTGTCGGCTTTGTTGTAAATACCGACAATGCAGCGCAGACATTCTTGCTGGACAACATTACCGCAAGTAATGCGGCCAGTTCCGCCAACAGTATTAAATTATCAAGTCTTGTTTCTAAGAACACAGGTGATGAAGTTTGGTATGGTCTTCAGTCGATCAACGGAACGCGATTGATGCTAGATGGAACGACGAATACTATACCTGCCGGTACGCCGCAAAGAGGGTATAGCGGGACTACTGAAACCGTTACAACATACAAACGCGAAACCGTAAAAAAGGTAATGGCTGCTTCTGGTGGGTCCGTGGAGACAGTACAGGAGGCGGGAAGTAGCGGCTCTCTGATTACATATTCAGGGGGGTGGAACCGTACCGACATGAGTACGCAGACGGGTGAAACCTGGTGGGATGGACAGAATGGAATAGGGAGTGGGATAGTTACAAACGTAGGAACCTTCACCTCTTACGATAAATTAAATTTAACTAGGTATGGCACCAGCTTTCTCTCTTCTCCTGCTGCCGACATTACAATTGGCTCGATGCACATTTGCAACTCTACAAGTAGTGCATTTTCTGTTGTTGGTAATAGGTTTGCTGCCACATTGCTATCTGGCGTTTGTTGTGGACAGACCAATGATTTCGGGTCTAGCGTACACCAGATAACCACAATATCCCGAGCCAGCGGAATGGGCGGGGCGGGGGTGACTATAACTGGCGGCGGTGGGCAGGGCAGTGGTTATATTGGGACGATTTCACAGGCCAATAATAATGGCGGAATCGGGGTTACAAGCGGGGTTTTTCACGAAAGAATCGGTTCGATTGTTGCACAGGGGAATGCGGGTGCTGCGTATTCGCCAAGCAGTAATTCTGTAGTTGGTAGTTTGACCGCAACCTCGAACGTTGGCGCTGCGATAGCCGTTGCCACTGTAGAGAACTGGGCGGTGCTTGGCGGATCAAGCACCGGAAATGCTAGTGGCGTAACAACATCCACAGGCACCGGAACCTTGCGAAACTTCACAATAAATGAAGCAACAGAGGTTTCTGGTTTCTCCGCTATGAACAATGGCCGCGTTTACTCCGAAAAACACGACGGTGGTTCGACCGCAAAAATCTTCTGCGACGGCGGGCTGATCGTTTCGCAGGCCACTACAGTTCATGGCTCTGCAACGCTTGCATGGAAATTCAGTCCGACTAGCGCAAATCGAACTGCGAATTATCCGCTGAATCTTGTCATTGCGAAGGTCGCGTGTGCGGCCTCTGCTCTTGTGACCATCAAGGCATGGTTCCAGCGCGATAGCGTTTCCCTCACAGGAGCACTGCTGTGCAAGGGTGGGCAGATAGCTGGAGTTTCCGCTGACGTTTCCTCCTCGATGACTGCGGCTATCAATACATGGGAAGAACTGACGATCACCTTCACCCCGTCAGAAGCCGGAGTGGTTGAGATCGAGGGGCTGTTCTACGGTGGCACCACGCTGAACGGCTATATCTCCGACATGACCATCAGTCAGGCGTAATCATGGCTATAGACATTATCTCGAAGGAAAACACGATGCACGGTAAGCAGATCGTGCGCTTCCAGATGAACGATGGCGAGGGGTTGTTCCTGAAGTGTCCGCAGGGGGTGACAAACGCGGAACTCAAGGACTTGGCGCGCGATGAATATGCCAAGAATACGGAAGCACAACGACTCCAGCTTCGCGCTGAAAGGATCGCCGAGCGAATCGCGCAGAAAGCAATAGATCAAGGCATTGCAGAACAGGCGGCGCAAGAGATAGATCAGGAGGGGTAAATGGCTCTCCCTACAAAGGCAGACCTTCTACTTCTCGGCACTTCGCACCTTGGCAAGCCGTTTGTCGATGTTGAGGCAAAGGTGCGTAACACCGTCCGTCTGGATGTATCACATCTAGGCAAGCCGTTTGTTGGGGCCGCTGGTGGCGTAGTTGCTACCAATTACACGCTAGTTTGTGCGGCTGGAGCGTACAGCTACACAGGAAATGATGCTACGCTGACGTATGTTTCAGGCGTTGTACCGACGGATTACACACTGGCATGTGATGCTGGTGCATACAGTTACAGCGGCAACGATGCAACGCTAACAGTCAAGAAAAACTACGTTCTAGCCTGTGATGCGGGGGCTTACGCATACACAGGAAACGATGCAACCCTGACGTATGCACCAGTAAGTTCTGGTTCTTATAATATAAGATTTAATATTGTAAGCGGACAAATGGAAACAGGATTTGAAACAGAAGCTACTGAAACTGCTAATATAGAAAATGATGTTGAACTGGGAAAATTACTAAGAGTGATCACTCCAAGAATAGTAATGACTCTCTAATAAAAGGAACTATTCTATGGAACTTATTGCTCTACATGTTCTCCCTTATTTTACAACCGCAATTGGTTTCCTAATTGTTTACGTTCTTAATGGGATTAAGGCTGAAATTAAAGATGTTAAGAATTCAGTTAGGAGCCTTGAAGAAGACCTTCGTAGTGGTATTACACAGCTTGACAGGCGTGTTACTAAGATTGAAGCTGGATGCTCTTACATGCATGGACATCATGGAGACCAGGAATAATGTCTAGAGGATGGGAATGGAAGTCTGGAGAATGGTGGATATCGTGCGATGTCTGCGATAAACAGATATATGCTTCTGAAGCTAAGCATCGCTGGGATGGGATGATTGTATGTAAAGAAGATTTTGAAACAAGGCATCCACAGGAACTTATTAAACACAGGGTGGATAGACAGTCTGTTCCATTTACCAGGCCTGGGGCAGCAGATATATTTGTTGACGTTCCTTATATTATTTACATCGAGGACGGCTATATAGATGATGACTACTTTGAGGATTTCGACGAATGACTACTATAGTAACTAGGGCAGGAAAAGGAGGCAAGCTTACTTGGGCGGAAGGAGATGCCAACTTCACAAATCTTAATAATGATAAATTTGAAGCTTCTGATATTGGGGTAGCTATTCAAGCATATAGTGATAATCTTGATGCTATTGCTGCTCTCACCTCTGCTTCTGATAAAGGCATTCAGTTCACAGGAGTTGGTACTGCGGCTACTTACACTCTAACTTCTGCTGGTAAAGCTCTTCTTGATGATGCTAATGCTGCTACCCAGAGAACAACTCTTGGTTCAACCACAGTTGGAGATGCAGTGTTTACTGCCGCGTCGGCGGCTGCGGCGAGAAGTGCGATAGGAGCTGGTACTGTTGCTTTTGGTGCCGTGGGCCAATCGGATAACTTAGGTTTCTCTGCAACCTATAATGCGGGGGTTATTACAGTTGAACTGACGGGAGTTGATGGTAACGCACCTTCCACTAGTAACCCCGTAGTCCTAACTTTCCAAACAGCCGCCGGAGTATCTACTTCAATTACAGTTACCTCGGCAGTAAGTCTCACCATTCCAGCCGGGGCAACCCTTGGAACTCAGGGACTTGTCCAAAGTTACGGACGTGTCTGGTTGGTTGCGCTGGATCAGGCAGGGGCAGTCGAGCTAGCCGTGAAAAACTGTGCTGGATTCGCCTCTTCAGTTAACGGAACAATCAACTTTTTCCCACTGGATAGTGCATATTACCTCATCAGTACCACGGCAATGTCAGCGAGTTCAGATTCTATTGGTGTTGCTTATTCCACAAGTGCGCGAACAAACGTACCTTTTACCGTGCTTGGAGCGATAGATGTTACAGTAATCAATGGAAGTTTGTCCGGAGTAAATGCCACCTACGTTAACCCGGCCTTTCGCCCCGGAGAAGTAGTGTGTACGCGCAGGAGTCAATTCGGAACAGGCTCTACTGGCACAACCGCAATTCCTGACGATGACACGATTCCACAGATTACGGAAGGAGACAATATCACCAGTATTGCATATACTTTTGGTACTGCAAGTCTTTGTAATTTTCATCAAGTTAAGGCGCGGCTTAATTTTGCTCACTCAGCCGCAGTTACTGTAACTTTAGCCCTCTTCAATGGAGCTACTTCTGCCATTGCAGCTAATCAAGAGCGGGCTACTGGCACTGGAGTTATAACACAAGTAGAAGTTGACTGTCTTACCCACGTCTCAGATCTTGCACGTCCAATTACGTCTCCGGTTACTTACAGTGTTCGAGCAGGCGGTAGTACTGGCGCAACTCTAACTATCAATGGAGTCGCAGGCGCTGGAAAAATGGGAGGTGCCTTGATGTCGTATCTAGATTTTGCAGAAATCTCAGCATGACTACTTCTAATTCTACTGACTTCTCTGTAACTCGTGATCAGCTTATCGCTGGTGCTCTTCGTATTGCTGGAGCTATTGCACAAGGAGAGACTCCTAGTGCCACTTTAGTCACAGAAACAGCAGAAGCTCTTAATATGCTTGTGAAGAGTATGCAGGCTGATGGGATGCCTTTGTGGGCTCTGAAGAAATATGAAGTGACCCTCACTGCTACTGGAGACTACACTATTGGTGTTAGTCAGACAGTCAACACTCCCAAGCCACTCAAAGTATTACAAGCCTATCTCCACAACACTTCTTCTGATGTTGACACTCCTATTCGTGTGATTAACAAGCAAGAGTATGAGATGCTTGGGAATAAGACTAGTGTTGGCCTCCCTAACCAACTCTATTATGAACCTCTGATTACTACAGGGGTGATGCATGTCCATCCTGTACCAGACGCTACAATAGCTGCTGCTTATACAGTCAAGATAATTTACCAGCGTCCCTTTGAGGACTTTGATGCCACTGCTGATGAACCTGATTTTCCGCAGGAATACTATGATTGTTTGAAGTTTGGTCTTGCAGATAGAATTGCTCCTGAACATGGCTTGTCTATCCAAGAGCGTAGCGATTTGTCTCGTCGTGCTAAAGAGATGCGTATAGAAGCTCTGTCTTTTGGTACTGAAGAAGGTAGTATGTTCTTCCAGCCTGACAACAGGGGTTATTAACCTTGGCTAAACAGCAACAAACCGCTGGAACTCAACTAACATCTCAGCCGGAGAGACTTCCTCTTGCCGGTACTTTGATGTATAGGAGTTCTGCTAGGGATAAAGACCAACGCTTTATAAACTGCTTTCAAGAGAGTATCAAGAATGAAGTAACTGACTCCAAGAAGGTGTTTCTAGTTAAACGTCCGGGTCTTACTCGCTCTACTCAAATACTAGTTGGCGGTGGCACTGCAAGGGGACTAATCTACTGGGATAGTGCCTACTACGCTGTTATTGGAAACAAGCTATATGAGAATGGTACAGAAAAACAAACCCTAACTACCTCTACAGGTGAGGTAGGGTTTTGTCTATTTGATAATGCTGGTGTTGAATATCTATTCTTGTGTGATGGAACAGACGGGTATGTAATTAATGCTGCTGGTACAGTTACTCAAGTTAATCAAACCTACAGTGCTTGGGCTGCCGCTACAGCTAAGAGTGTAGGTGATCGTGTTATTCCCACAGTAGTTAATGGTTACTACTATGAAGTAACTGCAACTAGCGGTGTTGCTCCTTACACTACAGCTCCAGTTACACAACCAACTTGGCCCATTACTATTGGAACCACGGTGGTTGACAATGAACTAACTTGGACTTGTATGGGTGAGTATGGTGGTTTCCCCACTCCTCACATCCCTCGTCCTGAGTTCATTGACGGCTATATGCTACTTGCAGCAGCTAACAGTATGGATATTTACAACTCTGACGTAGACAACATCTACGGATGGGGTGGTGGTAACTTTGTTAGTGCTGAAATGTGGCCTGATAACATTGTGGCATTGGCTAGGCAGAATAACCAGCTTGTTGCTTTTGGCTCAATTTCAACTGAGTTCTTCTACGATGCTGCTTCTGCTAGCGGTAGTCCTTTTGCTCGTAATGAAGGTACTGTGCTTCAAATTGGTAATGTGGCTCCCTATGCCATCTACGAGAACGAACGCTTCCTAATCTTCATTGGTCAATCAGAATCAGGTGGTCGTGCTGCTTGGATGATTGAGGGATTTTCCCCTAAGAAGGTTTCTACAGAAGCCATCGAGCGCATTCTAGATGCTGCTGGTAGTGCTATTAGCACGGCAAAGGGCTTTGGTATTCGCACCAAGGGACACCTGTTCTACGTAATCAACCTTGCTTCCTGCACTCTTGTATATGATGTAGAGGAGAAGGTGTGGCATGAGTGGAGTACTAATGTAGCCACAGCTCACACCACTTTCACCTACAACTACCACACTGACATTGGCTCAGGTAAAGCAGCTCTGCTACACAATACTGATGGATATATTTACACGGTGGAGCCTCTTATTTACGAAGACAATGCAACAGCTATTCTAGCTGATGCCTACACAATGAAGTATGATGGTGGTACGATGAACAGAAAGTTTATGCACAACCTTAATGTGGTTAGTGACCAAAACTCTACTTACACCATTAGATGGAGTGATGACGATTACACTACTTGGAATAGCTTCCTCACTCTAAATGCAACACGGCCCTTCATTACCCGTTTAGGGTCTTTCCGTCGCAGGGCTTTTAATGTTAGACACACTGCAAACGAAGATTTCCGAATTGAAGCAATTGAATTTGAAGTTGATGTAGGGACACACTAATGCCCGGACTTCCTCCTCCACCGACAAATGATGCACAGGGATCATTCGCATGGCTGGAATGGTTTAGACAACTTCGTGCCTACATTAGTAATGTAGGTTCTGTTCCTTGGAGCATTATTGATTTTGCTGGCTCTACTCTCTCTAGTATTGCTAGTCGTAGCCATCAAGTTCTTCAGTCCCTTCAGGGAGGGGCCACTGGTGAATACTACCATGTCACTGCAAATAAGTATTCTGAACTAACTAGTACTAGTGTAACAATTGCTGCTGCTACAGGAACTATTACAACTGAATCTAATGTAGTTGTAAACTTTGCTGGTACTTGTACCCTGACACTTCCATCTGCGGCTACGTACGACGGCCGCACTATTTATGTTAAGACAATTACAGCAAACCTTGTTAATTCTAATTCTTCTGATGTAGTTCCCATTATCTCTGCAACTACTGGGACAGCAATATTAGCAGCAGTAGATGGAGCATGGGCTAGGCTTACTAGTGATGGTACAAATTGGGTAATAATGGCATCTTAATTTTGTATAGGAAATTCTATGGCACAAGTAATAAATCCTACTACTGGAGAACTTGAAGAAGAGGACACCCTTGATCCGGGGTTCTCTGGCGTAACCTCAGGCCCTTCTGTAAGTGGTACTTCCATGCAGCCATCTCTATCCGATCCCGGCTTCTTTAGCGGGCCTAATGGCCTTGCTCCCGGCTATCAATGGATGGGTGGTAGTAGCAAAGACCCTGCTGGCTACACTCGTCAGTATGCTGATCCATATGCTACTTCATATAACATGCTCGATCCTACTGGTAAGCAACTTGGTGGACTCTTCTATGATGATGTTAAAACAGCTACTCAGAAGATGGCATACACCACTGGTAGATCACAAACAGAAGATGGACAATGGACCCATAGTTTTTATGGGGCTCCAAAAAATTCCCTTGGATTGGCTATACAAGATCCAGAAGCTCCTCCTCAAAGAAGCTTTGCTACTGAAGCAGAATTGTATAATGACTTTATAAATGCTCCCGGAGCACCGGGTAGGTTTGATTCTCGTGAGAAATATGGTAGGCAGCCTATAGAGCAGCAATACAATAATGTTCTTTCTGCCTATAATTCTGGACAATTAAAAGGAGAAGTTCCTGATTGGACATATCACCGCACTGCTGGCGGGCCTGAGGGAAACTTTAGAGTTTCTGGTGATAAAGCTCTTTATGGGTATGATGCACTAGTTGATCCTTCTGGTAACATTGCAGGACGTAGGATTAATGCAAATCCCGGTAGTATGGTTGCGGCGGATACAAGTGGTAAAGTACAAAGCTCAATGAACTTGCAGCGTCTGTTCAATCCTAACACCAAGGATATTGTCCGTGACATTGGAAACGATTATGGTTTCTTAGCAGAGTCTGACACTGGTAAGTTTGGTTTTAATGACACGAATGCTTCCACCTACAGCAAGGCCTCTGGTGGATTTATGAGCAAGATTATGCCTATTGCTATGGCAGCTCTTGCTATTTATACTGGCGGCGCTGCTGCTGGTTTATGGGGGGCTGGTGCTGGTGTGGGAAGTGCTGCTGGTGTAGGAGCTGGTGCTCTTGCTGGTGAAGCTGCTGGTGCTTCTACTCTTGGTGGTGGTCTAGGATTTACAGGTGCTGGTGGTCTTGGCCTGACTGGTGAAGTTGCTGGACTTGGCTCTATGGGATTTGGTGGTTCTACTGCCGCTGGACTTACTGGTTCTGGACTTGGTGCTGGTTGGGGTGCTCTTGGTGAGGCAGGTTTAGGCTCTCTTGCTGGTTGGGGTGGAGCTGCTATGGGTGAAGGAGCTGGAATGCTTTCTCCAGCTTTTGGTGCTATGGGTGAGGGAGCCGGTAGTCTTGCCTCTCAATGGGCTGCTTTGGAAGGCTCTCCTACTCTTATGATGGGTGGGGATTTGGCTGCTGGTGGAGCAGGGGCATTCACATCTAGCAGTGGCTTTGGCCCTCTTGATTTGTATGGCCCACCTGAAATTACAGACAATCCCGGTCAATTTCTAGATGACTGGGGCGGCGGGACAGATGCTGCTGGTGACTTTACAAACGGGCAAGGGATGCGTTCAATGCCTGACAGATTCTCTCAAATGCTTCGTGATGATTTTGGATTAACCCCAGATACGGCTGGACAATTAACAAGAGGAGGTAGTAATATGTTGAACAATTTGTTTGATCCAATCGGTGGAAAGCGTCCGGGAATATTCCAAGCACCTTCTCCTGCCAATCTTGTTGGTCGTGGTGTTAATGCCTTCATGGATTATAGGTCTAACCAAGACGCAATGAAGATGTATGAAGACCAGCTTGAGAAGATGCGGGGCTATGTTGATCCCAATCGTGCTCGTGGTGACTTTGCTAATACACAATGGCAGAAGAATGTCCAAGATCCAGAAACACGTTTCCGTGAATGGATGAATGGTGCCGGTGGCATCATGCGTGATCAGATGGCGGCTAAGGGCGCTGCTGGTGGGCGTCGTGGTGGTTATATGAATTCTGGTAGGATGGAAACTGATCTCCGTAGGAATTCTCTTGCAGATCAGGATAACTACTTGCGTACTCTGCAAGGAGGCTTCTCACAAGGTAATAACAATGAAGCTGAAATCATGAAATACATGGCTCCTCTGGCTGGAATGGAACGTAATAGATATGCTCCATTTGGTCAGGCTATTGGTGGAGTTGCCCGTGATTTTGCTCTCTCGGAGATGCCTTCTTCTTTGTCTAGCTTGTTTGGTTGGGGTTAATTATGGGAATTATGCAAGGGCAAGAAACTGAGTACAAACCTTGGGGTATGTCTGCCGGTAATATGGTAGGCAAGCGTGAGGCAGATATTGACGCTGCCAATATGCTTGAGCTCCAACAATCTCAGCTTGGTAATGTCATCAAGAGCATTGAAGCTGAACGTGCCTCTGCTGACTTCAATGATCCTCGTATGGAAGCATTGCGTCAGCAAGGTATTATGGGTAAAGATCAGTCTGCTTCTGCTGCTGGGCAGCTTGCTATGGGAACTCTTAATACTGGCATTGCTGCTGGTAACTCCAAGAACAGGGCTTCTGGTTCTGAGGATGAGAACAAAACCCTGCTCAATGGCCTTCAGCGTGTTAGCACTGATTTGGATGCTTTGCTTCAAGGTGGTGGTCAGTATGGCCCTGCTAGCTACCAGAACATTCTACGGCAGATGCCTCCTGAGTTTCAGCAAATTGGTTCCAAGATGCAACCTCAACAGTTTAAAGGGTTCATCGACATGGTAACTGATAAGTTTAAGAGCACCCTTGCTGATTCTCCTGCTGTTCGTGGTAAGATTACGGAGCAGAATAACCAGTATGAAAACCAAGAAGTAATTCATGGTGGTGACAGGGATAGTAGGCTGCAAGTTGGTAGAGAACAGAATGCTAGCCAAGAGCGTATTGCTGCTATGCGTGCAGCTCAGGCTGCTGCTAAGAACTCACAATTGTCTTACATCCAACAAGCTGTCAAGAAAGGTAATTACCAAGCTGCTGCTGTTGCCTTCTCTGTTATGGCTATGAATGAACCAGATGAAACTCTCAAAGCTCAATATACACAACAAGCTGCTATGTATGAACAGATGGACAAGCAAGCTCGTGCTGCCGGTGCTGTAAAACCTAACGCTATTGATTTTCCTGCTGTTGCTCAGCTTCCTGGACAGCAGCAGAGTCCTTCATTGATAGGTGGTCAAGGTGGTGCTCAACCAGGTGCTCGTCCCCCGATAGGTTCATTTAATAGATAGGAATTCCTATGGCGTTTGATATTGAAGGTGCACTCAAAGCTGGGTATTCTCCAGAGGAGATCTCACAACATCTTAAGTTTGATTATAAAGGGGCAGTAGCCTCTGGATATTCAGACCAAGAGGTGTTGTCACATCTGTCTGGGTTGAATCAAGAACAATCCTCGTTTGCAGATAAGATTCCTCAACCACTTAAAGATGCCTTTGGTGGTGTAGAGTCTATTGCTAGGATGGTTCCTAATCTTCCTTCTATGGCCTATGGAGCTGGTCTAGATGCTGTTGGTAAGTTTATGGTTCCAGACAATCTTCGGGAAACCTATGACCAGTTAGCAGTAGAGGAGGGAGCTAAGTTTCCCCATGTTCCTCCTCTTACTGAGTCTGGTGCTGTTGCTGATGAGATGCTTGGACAAGGTTTCCGTAGTGTTGTTCGTGCTCCTGGTGCTGCTCTTGGTGGTGCTATCTCTGGTGGTGGTCAGTCTGCTGCACAACAACAGATGACTGATAAGACAGCTCTTCTTCCAAATATTACTGAGGTAGTTGGTAATGTGGGTGGTCTTGTAATGGGAGCAAAAGCACTCCCTTCCCAAGTAAAGGGAATGGCTAACTTCAAGTTGAAGGCTGAAAAAACTGGTGATCCCAAGCTAGATGCAATCCGTGCCGAGTCAGATGCTCTTCGTGCTGCTGAAGAACAGAAGAAAGCAAATGAACAACCTATTGAATACGATCCCGGATTTGCTGAAGGTAATATTGGACGAGAGACATCTCCTCTTGAAATGCCAGCTGTAGATTTCCCTCTGCAACCAAAGATTCCCACTCGTCCTCTGTATAACGAAAGAGAACTCCCAGCTCGTGACACTCTCTCCAATCCTGCTCCAACTATTCCTGGTGTAGAGATTGCTAGGGAACCTTTGGTTACTCCTGAAGGAAAGCGTGTCTCTGGAATGAACACAGGAGAGAAGTCTCTAATTGATCCTGTTCGTATTGAAGAACTATGGAACAATCTAAAACCAGAAACCAAAGCTAAGTTTGAATCAATCGAAGAGTTCCAAACCTTTGTTGAGCTCCATGAAAGGAAGCACAATACTGTTCTTCCTAAGAAGAATGAATCTCCTATTGATGTAGACAAGAGAATCAACAACTCTCTGATGGCTGACGAGATTCCTCGTCTCCGTCGTTCTAAAGAAGAGATTCCAGATAGTGCTAGGAATGTTTCTTGGGAAGACTTGGATGCCCTTGAAGCAGCAGAGAGAGCTGGTCGTGATGCTAGTGTTGGTAAGCTAGTTGAAGGTACAGACATGTATGGAAACAAAACCACAGAAGCTGTCGGTGAAAGCTCCATTGCAGAGCGTCTAGCTCTTGAAGATCCTACACTAGATCCTACTATTTCTCGTAGGGATTGGCAAGAACAAGCTAAGAACAATCATGATGCCAACCGTGGAAAAATTACTAGGGATGCTGGTGTAGCTGAATCTCCCAACAATTCTCTGAGGGGAATAGGTAATTTCAGGAAAGGCCCCGGTGGTAAACAGGGTGGTGCTGTCAACTTTGGTTTCTCTGAGAAGGTAGTTGATGCTGCTAAGAAACTATATAATAGAAATCCTACAATGAAACAGTTTGCTACTGCCATTGGGAGAGATCTCAATGATCCAGTAACAGCACAACTGTATGAGAAACATTATGGGAAAAGCGTCAAGACACCTACTCCAGCTCAAGCTGCTATTGCAAAGATCCCCGGCCTTAAGGAAACAGTCTCTTCAGACCTTCAACCTCTAGAGACAATGATGGAACGTTGGAAGACTGAGACCGATCTGGATGGATCTCCTTCTGCTCGTGCTCTTCGTGAGAACCTCTCTTCTGGCGGTAGGATGACTGCTGCTCGTACAGGTAATTCCTTTATTGATTGGAATGTTGAAAACATCCTTGGAGAAACTCGTCGTGCTCAGGTAGTTATTAAGACTGAGCAAAACAAGATTCGTGGTGAAGTTAATAAGATTACAGGTAGTTTGTTCTCTCAGCTTCGCGGAAAACAAGAAGGTGTCAAGATCTTTGTTGAGTCTATGACTGAGCTACTTCGTGTAGAAGGTGGTAAGGAAACTCCTAACATCCATCCTGAAGCTCGTCTCCTTGCCACTAAAATCCGTAGCTCCTTGGATACTCTTGGTCAGAAGATACAAGCAGAGCTAGCCTCACAAGGGATTGAAGGATTTAAATGGAGGAGCAACTACCTAGCTGGTGTATTCTTTGGGCCATATCGTTCTATTGTAAAGAGTGCTGATGGTAAAACCATTGGTGTGGTAGCTGGCCGTACTAAGGCAGAAGCCACTGCTGCCCTTGACTATGTGAAAGAGAAGATGCCTGATGTCATCTTCGATCTGGTTGAATACAATCCTAAATGGGATCAAGGCCCAGGTTCTCTTGGCGCTAGATATGGCAAAGCTAGTGAAGTGTTGGAGCTTCTAAAGAACCAAGATGAATCTGCACAACTACTACAAGACAACCTGTCTGCCTATTACTCCAAGGTGCAAGAGAATTACATGGGGTACAAGCAACACTTCAAGACAAAGACTGGTGTGTTTGGTAGTGAAGGGGCTCGTCCGTGGGAGAATGCTCGTAACAATGCCTTTGATCTTCTAGAGGCACAGCTTGGGGTTATTGACCATGGCTACCATTGGCTAGCTGAACAGAAGATTATGAAGGACATGGATAGAATCCTGACTGATTCTTCCATTGCTCTTCCTGAGTCTAAGCGGTATGTAACTCAGTATCTAGACCATGCCTTTGGTCGTACTGAGGATATGGTGAAGGTGTTCTCCAAAGCACAGGACTACACAGCCCAAGTACTGGGCATCTCTCCCTCAGCTTTCCGTGAGATGTCTGCCATCATGAGGAACACTGCTCTTACAGGCACTCTAGGGGTCTCTGGTGGCTTTGTTCTCACTCAACTAGTCCAAGTACCACAGGCCCTCACTGTGGGCTTTGCAAGGGCTATAGATGCGGGTGTTACTGGTGGTAGTAGGGCTGGTTCTGCCATGCTTGGTGGCATGGACTTAGTGCACGCTATTGCTGGTAAGTTTGAGAACATGACTACCGAAGGGCGTTACTTCTTTGACTACTTCACCAAGAATGGGGTGATGGATCCTCACCTTGTGGAACACACCATCCACCGTAAGATTGTAACAACCACTGGTATGAACCCAGTACAGAAAGCAGTGTGGGGTTCTGTTAATGGTGTATTCAAGGGAGCCGAGAGCATCTCAGGTTTAATTGGTAAGTATTCCATTGAACGTCCTGAAGCTTGGACTCGTGGTACATTTGCCATGACTATGGCTCACTACTACAAGAGTGCTGGGTATAGCCTAAAGGAAGCAGCTATCCGTGCTGATAAGGACACTTCTGTTCTGTTCGTAGACTATTCTAGTCAGGAACGAGCTATGATGTTCCAGCGTATGGGAGAACTAGGGAAGTTTGCTAGCACTGTGTCCACCTTCAAGATGAACAACCTAAACCAGTGGTTTACGTTCTCCAACAAGAAGATGTATACTGCTCTCACTGCTCTTGCTCTCACCTCTTGGTTCACTACAGGTATGTTTGGTATGCCCGGAGGGGATGAGGCTGAGTTTGGAGCTACTTGGCTGAAGAGTAAGGGTGTTGACATCCCCACTCCAAGGGAATACCTACTTCGTGAAGCTCCTGAGTGGGTAGCCTTCGGCCCCTTGTCTTCTATTCCTAAATGGGCTGGACAGGCTGTTGGTAATAATAATGTTCCTAGTGCTGCCTTGCACAGGAAGTTCGCTGCTGACAATGTTATACCAGACGACCTTGCTTCTTTCATCTGGCCTCTGTCTTCATTCTACACTAACAAGATGAAGACTGGAAGTGACTGGGTTAAGAGTGGGTTTGCCAAGCAAGAAGGAGCTGTATTTGCTCGTGAGGTTGTTCCTGGAAACCTTAAGTATGGTGTTGACTACCTTGGATTGACCAATGAGAAGGGCTTGACAATAGATCCTAATCAAATCCATGACGTTAGTCCTACCCACTATGCTAGAACTAAGCAGGAATGGAAGCTGGCTGCTGCTCTTGGTGTTGTCTCTCAACGTGAGTTTGCTAGCAAGCAAGTGAGACAGCTAGACAAGATGTCTGAAATGGCTTGGAAAGAATCTACTAAGAGCATGGTGTCTAAAACAATCTCTGCCTTTGACAACAAAGACAAGGAGAAGTTTGAGAGGCTTGCAAAGCAAGCAATTCAATACAATCCCGGTGCTGCTCAGGAGATTGAAAAATACATTGAAGGGCATGCTCTGGCTAGGAGTATTCCTATTGACACTGCCCTTGATATCCAGTTTGCTAAGGGTGCCACCTCTCCACATGGAGCTAAGAGAACCCAGCAATGGAACCAGTTCAAGGAGAATAGGCAATGAGTAATCTACCACAAGCATTTGCTTTTATAGCTATCTGGGAATGGAGCAATCGTAAGGATGGCGGCTACACTAACGACGCCTCCGATCCAGGAGGCGAGACTAAATGGGGCATATCCAAGAAAGCCTATCCTGATATTGACATCAAGAGCCTAACTAAAGAGGAAGCCTTTCTCATCTATGAGAGGGATTACTGGCTCAAAGCTGGTTGTGATAAAATGGAAAAGGCACTAGCAATAGCTGTCTTCGATAGTGCAGTAAACTGTGGAGTAGGGAGGACAAGATCATGGCTTGTGGAACTCGAAAAGGAAAAGGAAAGAAACCCCCAAAGAAGTGCTAGGTGGATGATTCAACGTCGCACCCAGTACTACTTGGATTTGGTAAAAAGAAAGCCAGCCTTGAATAAATACATCAAGGGCTGGCTTAACAGAGTTAACGATCTTTCTAAGTACGTGGATATTGTATGTCAGAATACCTAAAGAGTCCTTACTGGGAACAAGAAAGCTATAAAGAAAATCCTACACTAAACAACCTATGGTCTGATGACAGGGTTGGTTTGCAGGAGAAGTTACTTCGCTCTGGTGGAAAGCTAGGAGAAGTGTTTGCTCCAGTCTCAGCAATGCTTGCTGGCTATTCACCAGAAGCAGAGGCGGCAATCTTTCCGAAGGGAGCTCAGATAAACTCTCTTCAACGTAGTAATTTAGATAGAATGTACAAAGGTGTTCTTAAAGACCCAATAAAAGGGAAGTATTTAGCTAATCAGTATGGAAGAACTGATGATCCTGTTTGGCAGCATCTTGTACAGAATGGATCAGAGCAAGATAAAAAAGAGTATCTTAGAAGGCTATATACTACTATAAGTCCCGGAGCTAAAACAGAAGCTCTTAAAGGAGCAGAAGCGGAGGCCCTTATCCCTTTGGTTAAAGGGGATAAAGCTATACGATTAAACAATCCTAATTTAGAAACACTTAGGAATAGAACTAACTATCTTGCAGATGAATCTACTCTAGCAGATAATTATGGCCCTTCTAGGGAACAATGGAAAGCTGACAGCAGATATAGAAGAACTGATGCTAAGTATGAAGCAGAGAAAAAGATGTGGGAAGAATCTTCTTCTGATGATATTCTAACTACTCTTAGAGATAGATATCGTAATGTCAAAACTTTAGATTACCAAGCACCAGCCACTCCTCGTTCTCTTAATGAAGCTGAGAATTTTGCTAAAGAGCTTGGTATGGATACAAAAGGAATGTCAATCCCTGACAGATTTAAACAAACATTTGGCAAGATGAAAGGGCATTATGGAAAGGAAACTACTCCTAAGGTTGAAGTAGAAGGAGTAGGTACTCTAGTAGATTTGAAAACTCCCTTTGCCCTTAAGCATGAGGGGCAGTGGATGCGCCACTCAGTAGGAGGATATACTGGTAGTAATGAGTATGGTTTGGGTGGTGGTATGGATGCCATCAAGCGTGGGGATGTTGTCATCACTTCCCTCAGAGACCAAAAATCTGGTAGACCAATGCTTACTTTTGAAGCGGATGCTAAGAATGGTGTGGTGTATCAGATTAAGGGACTGGACAACGACACTCAGTTCTCTCCTGAACAGGTTAAAGCTATTGATAAATACCTTGAAACTACTGGGTATAAGATTGATGCACATCCACGTTACACTTGGGATGATGCTCGTCAGTATCTACCAGAAGAGATTAAGACTAAGTATAAGGATAGGATTGTTGCTAGTGAAGAGCCAAAGATCAAACTAAGTGAGGATGATTTTGATGACATGCCGGAAGATGCTAATGATTGGATACAACCTAATCAAGAGGAACTCCAAGCAAACCTAGGGCATGATGCTATTGTTGCAGCTAGACACGATAGACACATCCAGAGGATGGGTGAACTAGAACGTAGAGCTGTTGAAGGAGGAGTTGATGAAATTGGTGAGGATGATGCTAGAAGGCTTCTTGATCACCTTGGCCGTAATCCAGGTCAGGCTACCACAGATGAGATGGCTCTTAAAAAGGAGATAGAAGAGCACTGGGTTCAGAGAGCTTCACAAGACTTTGACTTCTTGAATACCTTTGGAGCTCAGTCTGTCTTGCAATATAGGAGAATGGTGGCAGAAGCAGGAACTGATGAAGCAGTATTAGAACGTGCAAGGCACTTAATCCTTAGTGACTTCTTTAATAGAAACGACCTACCCTTCTAACTACGAGCATTCGTGATGGCCTAGTTTTTATTTTTAGCTCTTTGAATCCTCGTAATTGAAGAAGGGCTTCTCACCCTATTGTGTGTTTGATTCCTTTAACGTAGTCAACACCTAACCAACGGCCCCTTAACTGGGGCTTTTCTTTACTCGTTGATGCTTCCAATCATGAAACGGATGATGCCAACATCGAGGACAAGAATGCCCTCATCCCATAAGAATTCAATTCCAAACATCAGTCCTGGAATTAATGAAATTACTATTCCCACGTTACACCCCGCATGAGCCACCCTTTCCTGTAATCATACATACATCGTTCTCCTCGAACACAGTGCCTTTGTGCTTCATTGCTTCTTCGTAGCTTATTTCTGTGAGGGGCTGACCTCCTCGGCTTCCATCCGGATAACAGGTAAATCCCCTAAGCCTTGGAGAATATGTGGCAAGAGTCCTTGCAAACTCGTGTACCTTGGCTTCACAATTATCTTTCGTTCCCCAGGGTGGAAGGTTAATAGTTGAGGAGATTGACATATCAACGTAATCTTGTACGTCTGCTTGGAACTTGATTCGTCTTTCGTAGTCATGGCTTAGTTTGTAGGCTGTGTCGATGTTGTCTGGGTTGAGCCCATACTCACGGATGAGGAGGTCTGCTGTGGAGTCGACGACATATTCGTATTTCCACTTAGTTCCATCAGTGAGATACCTTCGTTTATAAGCGACTGCAAATAGAGGTTCAATTCCAGTAGTCGTGCCTGCAAGGATCCCAATACTGCCAGTTGGTGCAATGGCTCTGTAAGCAACTGGCTTGCTAATGTATAGTCGTTCACAATGTTCGTTAGCTGCTCTTTCAGATTCATTCTTGTATACCTCTAGCCATTTGTGTAATTCTGGAGTTACTTCATATCCCTGTCCTCGTTGAAGGAGCCACTCGTGCATACCCATAAGGCCCAGTCCAAGACGACGGTTTTTCTCCCGAATCTTATAGACCTTTTCATAGGGAAGGTCGGCACGTAATGTCCCACAGACCAGGAATTTGGAGCCAAGCGCAACAACTTCGTTGAACTCTTCCAGAGACTTAATATTACCCATATTGATTGAGCCAAGATTACAAACGTCAGAATCATCTTCAGACGTAACTTCGGTACAAGCGTTACGAAGAGTTTCATTTTCTTTATCTCCGAAGTTGAAACTAAAACCTGGTTCTCCTGTCATCATAGCTTGACGACAGTTCTCAAGGAAGATTGGATTACCTGCTTCACATCCCCAAGCATCATCGTAATTCAAGCTGATGTTGGTCATGTCCAGCGGAGCTGGAAAGTTGAAATCCTTTTCCTTCAGTCTTCGTACATCCTCTGTCCAATTCTTGATTGTGAGGAAGGAGGGGATATCTTCATGTTGCCAGTTGAGGGAGGCATAGATAGCACTGCGTCTAGATCCTCCTTGCATGACACTCCTACCAACTTCATTAACAGCAGACATAAGAGGCAATGGGCCGGAGCTAATCCCTCCAGTCCGAGATAGCGGTTTTCCATAGGGTCGAAGTCGTGAATAATCAATGCCAATCCCACCTCCTGTCATTAGACAACTCATTGCCCTCCAAGTTACTGCTGCCCACTCTTCTCTTGTATCTTCTTCCGCACGTAGAAGGTAGCAGTTATTGTAGGCTTTGTTAGGTCTTCCTGCATAGTATAGATAACGCCCTCCGGCTACCATCTTAAAATCAATCATATACTGCACAAGTTGTTTACGGTCTTCCGCTGACATAAGAGCACGATCAGTACCCCACCTAGTACCACACACATCTTCAACTAGTCGTTCGCATAGAGCAGGCCAAGTGTCTTCTGGTCCTTGGGCATATTTGTTTCTAAAGATGTTATGTGCAAATGAAGTTTTAAAACATTGTTTTAACATTGGTAACTTTCTCTGTGGTGCTCTAGTCTATGGCAATTAGCGCATAGAAGATCACAGTTATCTAGTTCTTTTACTACTCTTTCCCATGAAAGAGATAACATCTTGGATGGGTCTCTATCTTTTGTTTTAGGATCTCTATGGTGGAATTCATACACTGCTGGATGAAATTCTTCTTTACAGGATATACATTTACCTCCGAGATACTGTATTGCTTCTAGTTTTCTCTTTCTTTTGGCTTCCCTTTGTTTGTCTCTAATGTGTTCTTTATTTTCTTCTCTATATTTTTTAGCACGTTCAGAACATTTTTCTTTATTATTGTGATAATATTTTAGAGCAGCTTTCCTATAGAGTTTTGGATTCTTTTTTCTATATCTCTCTTGAGGAGTATCTTTTATAGTCTCTGACAAGTTCCCCTCCTTCTTTCTCTAATGTTTTACGAAGACGGAAGCGACGCTTGCCATGCATCGCTTCACTTTCTTTTTCCTTATAATTCTTCTTCGTCTTCGTCTTGCTCGAAGTCTTCTCGAAGTGCGTCATACTTTTCCTCAATCCTGTCTACAAAACGATCTACAATTTCCTCACTGTTAATTTCTAACACTTCTAGAAGAGAGATTTCATCAATGTTTTTAAGATGGTTGATAACATCGGCTAGAGTTTTCATGGTGCTTTCAGTTCTGGATGGGGATCTGGATGAGACGGATGACCACCACGACCAATCCTAGTAGCCTTACGCCAAGCATCTGCTCTAAACTCCCACATCCCATCCTCTTCACAGATATTCCCAAGCAAATCGTGTACAAAAGGAGAGAAAAAGTCATACTCAAGGTCTCCCCTACGCATCATCTCACAGAAGCAGTCATGCACTAAACTACCACGCATGGCATTCTTGGTATCAAAGGCACCAGAAGCTCCATCCCATGGATAACCAGCTTCAATGTGAAGCCAGCCACCTACTGTTAGTATGAAGTCTCCTTCATGAATAACTTCTCTCTTTGGAAAGATGCCTGTGAACACTGAGTATGGACGAGAAAGAACATAGTCCCAACCATCTGTGTAATATATTTTATCCCCCTTCATCTTGCTTCACCTCTTTATTCTTCTTATAGGATACTGTTAGTTCCTTAATTGTTTTGATCATTCCAACTGGAATTTTGATTCGTGAGTTACTCATGGCATGTGTTTCTTGATCTAGACTAGAGGCTATAACTACTACATTCTCACCCCTAGCCACGAGGAAACCGATGGTTACCATCAGTTCTTCTGTGGTGCTAGTTTTGTCATGAGATTCCCAGCCTGAGTCTGTACAGGCATCGTGCCATACAATCTCAACTAGCTGTAGTGGAAACTTAAGAGCCATTATCGTTTATCACCTGACCCACTAATAACCCCACGTTCTTTTCGATCAAGAAGCTTGTGGATATTACGTTGCAACACCTCTTCTGCATTGAAGCCAAGTTCATCACAGAGACGGGTGAGATACCAGAAGACATCACCAATCTCATCAATGGTGTCCATTGTATTGATACCACCGTCTCGAATCATCTTCTTAATCTTTCCTGTGACTTCGCCAGCTTCACTGGCGAGTCCCAGTCCTAGGTAGACAAGAGCTTGATTCTCTGGATAGATTGCGGTTTCACGTGTTAGTTTTTGGTAGGCTTCTAGATTCATTTAATTTTCCCTTTCAATACTTCGATGTAAACACAGGCATCCATAAGTTCTTCTTGTAGATGTTGTAGCCATTGGTCTGTTGTCAAGTCACCTCTGTTGGTGAGAGTTCCATACTTCTTAAACCCCACCTTACTACGTTGAGAGAGCTGTTCCTTCACTGCTTCCACGTTTGGATCTAAAGATCCGTGGGCAGAGCAAGGATGTGTTCTCTTTGTAAGGTAATACTGCTTGTTCTCTGGGAACAAATCTTCTGGGTCGAAAACAAAGCCATCGTCAATGGCTTTCCTTTCATATGCTGCATCTAGACAACTAGGAGTAGGAACAGAAACACTACTAGGTATTTTGTCATACATTGACATACCTTTCCTGTGCTATGTTATTCTTACGATCCCGGAACCAAGTGCCACAATCAACACAACGATAGCGACGATAACGACATGTACTAGTGTAGCTAAAGCCACGTTTCTGGTGGTGGGTTCCTCCACAGTGTGGACATATGTTCTCTTCTGTTGTGTAGAGTCCTTGGTTGGGGTGATTCTTGATCCATGGAAGAAGCTTGTCATACAAATTCTCCAGCATTACCACATCGTTCTTGTTATATTTCTCCATCTGTTGCCAAGCCTTTGGATCTTTGTTCATACAATCAACCCAGAGCTGGAAGTCAGTGCTTGTTTTCTGTCCTAGTCCAAGTCGTTGACAAATGTAATCGAGCTTGTTGGAAGTGAAACGGAACTGGCTTCGTGCTGTGTTGATGAGATCGATCTGCTTATATGGGGCTGGTGGAGAGAAGCCGTACAGCAAGAACTCTTTGTTGAGGGTAGGAATGTCGAAGCTCTTGCCATTATAATGACACACAGCATCAGCTTCATCTAGCAGCTTATGAATGTTGGACAGCATCTTCTTAGGAGAAGAATGGAAGACGCTATCGAACATTACTTTCTTATCTCCCTGCCACTTGGCAGACCAACACAACACTTCACTACTGTCAATAAGACGAGCAAGGGGAATGGTTTCTTTGAAGAGCTTCCATACGTATGCTGTATTAGGACTTGTCTCAATGTCTAAGAAGAGTATCTTCATTGAGTTGTCTCCGTACCAGCATGAAGCTGGTCAATAGAGAAGTCAGTCTTTTGTACGAATGGCTTTGCTCCCTTTGCTAACACTACGTTTAGCCCTACTTCCAGAAGGAATTGCACTTGCTCTGGGCTTAGATTGGCGCTTACTTCCACTGCTCCCTCTGGGGTTTCCACTACTGAGTTTATCTGCATTTGTTCTTTCTAGAGATTGTTGTTTTTCTGAGTTCGTTTTCTCTTTGTGACACTCACGACACAGGATTTGGAAATTATCCTCTTCACAAAACATACGTTTGATTACGTCATCCCAAGTAGTAAAACCAGTATTAGGGTCAATGACTGGAGAAATATGGTCAACTTGGATATTCTTAGCTGGGAAATCACCTTTGCAAGCTGCACATCTGTAGTGCTCTGCAAGTCTTCCTGTTGCCGGATTAATCCTTTTACCCTGTTTAGCTTGTCCAAGAGCTTTGTACTTGGGAGGCCACCTTTGAGAACCAGATCGCAGAGTAGATTTGACAAAGCCATTGAAGCGAGCTGTCGTCCACGTCCCTCCGTTGTATGGTTTGTCTGCATCAGGCGCTTTCTTTCGTGGTATCGCCATTAACTACGTCCAATCCACACCGTTTCTTGTCTGGCCGAAAACTTCCCTCTAAACTCCATGCGCAAGGTATCCATCTTTGTCCGGTGTAATAAGATCCAATGACTGGATAATCTCCTCCTCCCTCGGCGTCGTAGAGCCTGACGGCTCCTCCGCCTCGGAGCTCGACTGGGATTGTCCAGTCAACAGGGATGTAGGATCCCATATTTTCCCTTCTTCACGTTGTATCCAGAGGCATTGTCCGTACATAATCATGAGAGCGTCGTTGTCGTAAGCCTCTCGGCACACATCGAACATCTCTTGTTCTGTCTCGCAACCCTCTAGCATCTTGCCTGCTTTCACTGGTCCTAGACCAGCAATTCCCGGAATACCATCAGACCTATCCCCCATAATAAGCTGGGTATAGAACTTCTTTAGTCCCCCGAATGGATAGATTTCATACCACTCGTTCTTTACGAAGTTGTAATGAAGTCCCGGCACTTGGAGCAAGTCTTTGTCAATGGTACAGATTACAGTTTCTTTGGTGCCTCTCTGCTCGATAGCCATAAGATCATCTGCTTCACAGCCATGAGCCAGCTTAGCCTTCCATTCAGTTACTAGATATTCCCTACAGGGTTGGAGCCACTTAGGACGTACTGTATCTTTACGGTTGGCTTTATATTCAGGGAAGATGTCATACCTGAAATTACCTTCACCAGACAAGAAGATTTCATAGGTGTCTGCTTGTGTTACATGTAAGATTTCACGAACCATCCGATCCAAGCGGAGGAGACAGTATTCAAGCTCCGTCTCCTCGCTTGCGGCAGCAGTTCTGTAGGCACAAATATCGCCGTCCAGAAGAGCCTTCATGTTAGATGATGTCGCTCTCTAGATCTTCGATGTTACCCGGAACTTCTTCCTTACGACCAAACACGTAGTCCTCGAAGTAACGTGCCACTTCAACTACCTCCTGAACCGTGGGAACTTTCTTTGCATTTAGACCAAGATACGCAACTGCATTGGAGAGAGAAGACTGACGGACAATAAGAACCTGCCTATTCGCCCGCTCTTCGGCGGTCTCATAGGTGCTCTTGGGTGAGGCATTACCGGCACTAGGAGCCTTCACAGAGCCTGCTTCAGCACCTTGAGACACTTGAACCCAGTCCCAATAGCCCTTGTCGTTCTTCTCGCTCTTGACAGTGAAAAGATCGCCTTGCTTTGCAGTAGAGAGCTGCTTGAACACATCAGGATGAGTGAAGGACATGAGCTTTTTACTAGCTACCTTCCCATCTCCATCCTTGTAGGCAATCTCTGCCATTTTATACTTGCCTTTGTCTTCAACTGAAACACTGAGTACGTTTACTTGCATGGTTCTACTTCTCCTATAGGGTTATCCAGCTTACTATACTACTGGGTTGGTGCCGCCCGCTACGCAGACTTTCTCCTGTATCTGGATTGTTGCCCAGAGGAGCCAACAGATCAAGCTGTCTATACTATTATTATACCATTTCCATCCCATGTTTGCAAGGAATATTTATCATTTCCGTAAGAAACTTCACAACGGCTAGGGAGATTGAATGGCACTCCAAAGACACGCTCAAAGTTCATAGGGAGATCGTTAAACACACTCTCAAACATACGACAAACTGCTTCTACTTCTTCTTTTGGTACATCTACAACGATGCTATCGTGGATGGTGCTTATCTCTTGTCCCACAAATCTAGCTGCTTTGAATCGTTTGTGGAAAGACACTCGGATGATTGACATGAGGTCGGCACCAAGACCTTGGACAGGGTAATTTAAAATAGTTGTTCTAGGCCAAACGATATCTCCATTCCTAAGATAGCTTTCATAGGTATAGAATCTGCCGGTAGGCATTACTATTTTATTAGTACTGGAAGCTGTTTGTATAAGTTTACTATGCCATGAAGAAAGCCCTTTATACTTGTCATAGAACTTTTCAATCACCTCTTTCCAATATTTCTTACTAGTAGAGACTTCAGTAAAATCTGGGTCTTGCGCGAATGAGTATTCAGTACCTCCATACAAAATTCTGAAGGTTAATGTCTTCGCTATTAATCTTGTTGGTAGTTTGAAATCATTCTGATTATTTTGGTGCATATCTACACCAGTAATTATCTCGTTACAAAGAATAGGATCATTACTGAGATATGCAGCACAAAGAACCTCTAAGGCTTTTGCATCAACGTTCACCAACACGACGAAGTACCTCAGTAGCAAATATTTCTAATTGTTTCCAGTCTGCATTTGCTTTCATTTTATTTGCTAATGTTGAAATTACCTCAACATTTCCTTTAATATATCCTTTTGAATTGTTAATACGATCTAAAGAGATATTAGTATCCTGGTATCCCTTTCCCATTTCAAACTTAAGTGGTACTTTAAGATAGGGACAAATCATTGGAACAATGATGTCTTCTTTTTCTAAATTAAAATCTAGATCTAGTTGTCTAGCCCGCATTTTTGCCCTTCTTAGAATATAATCAATGGGATGTCGTTCTCTATAGTTGTTTACATATTGTTTAGTTTTTTCTGGGTTGTTCTCTTTCCACTGATTAATTGTCTTTAATCTTTCTTCTTTATGTTCTTGATGATATTTCTTATTGTAAATACGTTGTTTTTCTTTGTACTCTTCTGTTCTTACTCTTACCATAATAGTACTCCTTTAGTAGTGTATAGTACTATTATACTATAAATACAGTACAATGTCAAGTATTATTTATATCTGCTCACTAGGAGCTTGTCGACTTCGTTTGCGAAGTTTTGGAGGTTGGGTCTGCTGCTCGAAAGCCTCCCAGTAGCAGCAACACATTGGTTGAAAGTTCCGTGAATCTTCCCATCAGACCAGTCCATCTCTCCGATAAGCTCTGGTATTCCTCTGTAGTAAGTCCCCACAAGTTTGCTCGATTGAGATCGTTCCAGAATAAGGTCAAGTCTGCGACGAGCCTGCCTGTTACAGCTAATACTTCTAAGGGTTCCCTCGTCCGTTGCGAAAAATCCATCTTTTTTAAGCTCCGATCCTTTAGGTGGTTTGATTAGTTGAGGTAGTTCATACTTGTATTCTACAATCTTATAACGAGGGAGTCCGGTTTTCGCTCCCGTTTTGTAGACTCCAATAGGCATACGTACATCATTGGAGATAGAGCCGCCATAAAGGTAAGCAGAAAGGTGATCACGGCTTTGGAAATTGATTGGTATGTCTTCATATCCCTCCTGTAGTTCTACCTCAATTTCATGGATTCGTTCAGTTTCTTTCTTAGCAAGTTCTTCTGCTCTTTCGACATCGAAATCCATTCCGTTCCATTCCATATCTTGGAGAACGAGTAGGTCTTGACACTGTAATTTAAAGAGCTTGTAGAGCTGTGGTTCTGATTCAAAGAGTTTGAGTTGATGATGATAGACCCGCTCTGTCAGCAGCAAGTCTTGCTTGAGGTAGTCGAGCAACACTTCTTCGGGGATTTCCGTGGTGTCAATTCCTTTGTCCCAATACTCTGTAGATACCACATCAAGCTTGCTACCGAGCCCGTAGAAGCTAGAAACACCATCAAGAGATGGATAGGGGACAGACTGCCCAGAAAGAAGAAAGGCAGCGAGTTGGCAATCCCAAACAGCACAGCGACTGAAATCAATTTCATAATTGCGTATCCAATGTAAGTCAAACTTAATGTTAAATCCAACAAGCAGTTGTGTGTTGTCAATTCTGGATTGGATCTCTTGTTTGTCCATACCCATATATTCACCAACACCAACCACTACTAGTTTGTTACGTCTACTAAAAGGGTTCCCCTTCTGGAATGTCGTAGTTTCGACATCCAACACTTGGTATGTCATAGGTTAGATTCTCCACATAATATCCACATCCTTTCAAGAAGAGTTCCATTTGCAGAATTACTTCTGACAACTCATCTGCTTCAAACTTCCGTGTTGATTTACAATTGCGATCTCCGAAGAAATCTGTTTCAGATGCTAGGAATAGAAATTTCATTTATTACCTCCACGTCTTGCCATGCTGGAATATAAACCCTATCTCCATATTCATTCTGTCCATTTACATACATGCCGTCTAGACGGAAGATCTTTACTACTTCTCCATCATTCACTTCTGGTGCATCGGGAGGAGCCGTTGGCTCTCCGATGACACGGACAACCTGTCCGTATTTACAGTCCATTGCTTTCATGTTGTTGCCTTTCATATGTACGACCAACATTAAACATCCACTTAGATAGCTCCAACCAAGTAGGTATGCCCTCTCTTGGTAGATGTGTCCAGATGTTGAACAAACCCTCTACGACTTCGGTTTCTTCCTTAGTCATGCTACCCTCCAATTTCTCTGTAACGAGCCAGTTCAGGCTCTATAATCACTTCACAGAATCCATGACGTTGTGACGGATCACTGTCTGGATCACCATGTAGTTTGTTCTTGCTGATGTTTATGTATCGTGTATTTTCACGTCCCTGTTCATTAGTTTTTCCAATACCAATAATGAAGTCGGCTTCCGCTTGCTTACTTGTTTTGGCGCTGGTGACGTGTCCCATGTTAAGCCACTTGATTCCTTCAGCACTTCCATCAGCCTGACACACTCCGATAACTGGGCAATACTGTTTCGCAAGCTCTCTAGCCCATTGGTAAATTGCTCCGAGTTTAAGATCCTCTCGATCTCCATCAAATCCTTTAATTTTATCAATCTGGTCAATAACAACCAGTCCAGGGGAATATTTGGAGCAAAGATCTTCAATTTGTCGTTTAAAGATTGAAGCATCGTCAAAAATTCTAATGTTTCCTTTGGTATTTCTGAAATACTGTTCTTTGCTGGCATTTCTATCCCTCATTAGTTCCTGAACTGTAACACCAAGACTAGCTTGGTACAGGCGCATCATTACCTTGTTGCCCTGCTCTTCGTTGTTTATCCAGATAATAGGACTGCTAGATTGCTCCGCAAAATGTGCCACCTCAGAAGCAAGGAAAGTCGTTTTCCCGGTTTCAGGTCGAGCAAATACAAATCCGAAATCACCTTTCCTAATAGATCCAAGCATTCGATTAAGGCTAGCAAGTCTCCATCGTAAACCTGGGGTGGCAACGGCTTGTTCATAGAGCTCCTCTAAGTCGTCAGTTACAAACTTCATTTCCTTTAGCTTGCTTTCTACTGTACCGAAGGTCTCATAAATTTCTTTTATAGCAGAAAGATCTTTCTTTCCTTCTGCGAATTCAAAAGAAACAATACCCAGCTTCTCGGCAATTTCTTTTTGCTTGATTTGCACCAGTAGGTCATGTAAAACATCCTCCTTTACGTCAGCTTTTTCCAACACTTCCAACATCTGGAGATAAACATCCTTGTCCTTATCCCTTGCAAGGGCTCCAGAAGCCTCTAGGTTGGCTTTAAATTCATCTAGGGATATCTGCCTATCAACTCTACTTAACAATCCGTCTAGAGAGGCATAAAGAGTTTCTAGATATTTATCTCCTTTGGGGTTGACAAACTGCCTGTACTCTTTCCAGATCTCTGGGTTAAGGAACAGACGTAATACCAGTAGCTTTGGGTTCAATGATTTCCTTTATCTCAGAGGTGGTGTAGCACTTGGGATCTAAATTCGTAGAGACAACTCTACTAGGAATACCTATCTTGTTAAGTTGTAAAGAAAATAGATAAGATTCTTTTTGTTTGTCTTTATCTAGCCAAAGGACTACTTCCTTTGGCTTATAGATGTTATAGATTTTACTGTATTTATTGATATCTATGTAACTACCATGTAAACAACTACTGTTATAGAGTCTTTGTATTTTGATTGTACTAATTATGTCTTCTGTTAAAACTATTATACTGCTTTCTTTATTTCTTGTCAAGTATATTTTGATTTGTTCCTTGAAATTCCCCTTACCTGTCCACTTAGGATGCTTAGGATCGTCTCCAAAATACCTGCCTTGCCATCCCCAAAGGAAGTGCTTCTCATCAAAATAGGGAAAGATGAGGAGCTGTCGATAGTCACTCCACACTACATTGTTATCATAAAGTTCACGTAAAGTCAAATCATATTTCTTAATCCAGGACTCAGCTACTGCTGGGATGTAGGGGGCAATGTCTTCCGGTAAACTGACAATCTTTTCATTCGACTCTTTGACATTACCAATTCTTCTTGGGTGGTAGGTGTAGAACTCAATGTGTCCACATCCGAAGCAGTATTCGTGGTCGGTGTAGACTGCGAGGTTGTCTCGGCTACCACAGGCTGGGCAGGGTTGGTGTTTAACATAGGTCATCGGTTTCGTCAGCTAAGTCATCTCGTTCAGAGAAATTTACTTCGTCAGAAACTCCACTGTAAAAGCAGTGGTTACATAGGTCAACAAACGCTTTAGATTCACTGAAGCGACGTGTTGCTTCATGGTCGGTGAGAATTTTATCACATGCTAGGCATTTCATTTTGTTCCTTTCTTATTATTGTTCTTCCAGTAATACCTTACTCTTTTGTTCACAGCGGTTTCGACATCATTCTGGTGTTCTCCAAGAATCCACGAAGCAAAGAAAAGTTCTCTTAGCTGAGGAGTTCCCCCACTCATTTCTTGGTGGTACATAGAAGCTGCCAACCAATCAATAATTTCTTCTCTATTTTTCATGACAGAATTGCTTGTACGTATTTGTTTACAGTACTTCCTTCAAGACCTGGAGCTGAATTAACCTCTAAGGTGTAATACTGGTCTTCATGTTCATTGTAGATGATGTCAACTCCACCGAAGCTTAGTCCGAGGGCTTGTACCGATTGGATAGCCAGAGTATCGCGGCGAATATCGGGAGTAACATCATTATGACAAAAAACCCAACCGTTAGAATGATTGCGAATAAGAGTATTAACAGCACCAGAGTTATTAGCTTCCCTAGACTTTCTCTTTTGTTGGGTATCAATTACTTCTCCTTTCCATACGTGCACACGATATTCGTGCCGTTTCTTTTTATACTTGGTGTAAAGAGGGGCATGTGGGAGTTCACCCTCCGATACCACCTCGATGCCTTGACCGCTGTGTCCAGTAAGAGAATGCCGTACAACAATAGTATAGCCGTCGTTAATCCAGGTTTGAGCTTCATCTTGGTCAATTGTCCAGTCAGGTGTAGAAACTTCTTTTGCTTTAAATCTTTGGAATGAGGAGAGTTTGTTACAGGCAGCTTGTACAAAAGCAGGGTGGTTTATATCAACTTTTGTACTCCATCGCCAAGCTTCTGGAGTTTGTGAGTTTCCCCAATTAATTGTAGTATCAGTGGGCCGTGGGCGGAAATGGCCGTCAGGCCGTACAAGCTTTATACGGTAGCCTAAGATAGATGATAGACCATCCCTTAGATTCCTAGCACTTTGGCTAGCCATTTTGTATGGGTAGATGTAGAGGCTCATTTAATTGTATCCATATTGTGAGGCACAGGTTGGACAACAAATTTCATAATCATCTGCTGATGTGAATTTGAATACACCCTTCTGTAGTTCAGGGAGAGTGACATCGCTATCACACCAGCTACACTTGGCATTTGTGAACATGAACTGATCATCTGTAATTTCATTCTTCTGTAGATCGAACATCAATTCATACGGGGTTGGTTTTTTACAGACAAGGGTGAACTTGCCCTTGCTTTGCATTACTGTGTGAATCTTTGCTTTGAACAACACTCCTGCTGTGTCAGCAGCATTGTCGTCCATTGCGGCTTCGATGGCTTCAAGCTCGTTATCGTTTGTCCATACTTTTATTTGGACAGAGGGGTCATAGAACCAATGACCACTGACAAGCCTGTCTTGTCCTTCAAAGTTGGCCTTTACATTGTGAATCTCTTTACAGACAATGGTGATGTCTGTTCCGATGATGAAGTCTGCATTGATGTAGACATCTTTCTTCTCTGGTTCAGTTGTCTTTGTCGTTTCCTTTTTATCCGGGATAATAATTTTTCCGGTGCTTTTAGGAGGGCTCCATAGTTCCATAGGTTGATACCACATGTTCTCTTTGTCTTCCAGTTTGAAGGAGTACAAAGTGCCGGGCTTGCAGTTGGTTATATCCTTGATCTGTTCGTTGTCTCGACCAAGAATCCAAGTGAGCATTTCTTTTTCACTGGCAAAATACCATGCACCAACAGTGCTGGCAATGTAGAGAGGACGTTCGTGGTTACGGATGATGCGAAGGGTTTTGTCTTCAGCAGTGTACCACACCAGAGTGAAGGCTCCTTGGATGCTCTTTAGAGTTTCTTCATAGCCCCTCTCTACAATACTGTGGAGAATTGCATGGCTGTCTACTTCTACAATCTGATCGGTCAGGGAAGCATGGTTGGTTAGAGTACCATTGTGTACCAGAATGGAATTCTCTTCCACGAATGGATGGGCATTCTCATCAGTGGTTGCACCACGTGTTGATTTGCGATTGTGACCCACCACCATGTGGAAGGAATCATAGATCTTTTCATGAAATTCCTTGTAGTCCTCATGTTTCAGGATGTTTGTGGGATCTCCCACCACTTTCATGTACTCAACGTTTCCTACCTTGGTTACTCCGAAGATGCCTGTGGAGTCTGAGCCTCGTAGTGTATTGGCCCAGAGAAGTTGTTCAAATAGCTTCCTGTTACTTGCATTGAAGCCATACGTATTTGATGTTACCATTCCAACAATTCCACACATGTTTAGATTCTCCGTGGTCGTACAATTGGTCGGGTTGCTAGGATTTCTGCCATTGAGGGGACCGATGTCCTTTGGGGAGCCTCCGTCCCTGCCATTTCTCTCATGTTACTTTCTCTAATTCTATTTAGGGCATCTTGTGTTGTGAGATTCCAAGTAATACTTTCATTATCAACAATGGGTTCTTCATCTTCAAAAGAATTTATAACTGTTCTTTCTAGCATAGCACTTAAGGGAGTTCCATTTAAATCTCTTTCATAAGAAGTAGGTTTTTCCCCAATGTAGTTTGCTAAAGGAGATTCTCCCTCTACAAAGATAGTTTGTTTGAATGTGTTTTGAATGCATTTGTTCTTGATGTAAGACACACATTCTGCAATCTTGCTTTGTGGTTTGTCAGTTGACCATAGGGTTTGAGCCAGATCTCCGAATACTTCTTGAGCAAATAGCTCATACTGAGATGAAGTGTTTAGAGCTCTTACTTGTTCCCAGATGTATTCTGGGGGGTTTTTCAGAGCAAACACCTTCAGACAGAGGATGATGTTAATCCAAGTCATGAGCTTCTTGATGTCTTTCGTTCCATGCATGTGCCGGAATTCAACAGTTCCCTTTTCCCGGATAGGGAGAAGATTCAGAGCTGTATACTTAGACCATGGGAATGAAAGGTTTTTGTTTCGGATGATGGATTGAATCACCAGTCCGTTGTTTGTTTCTGTTAGTGGCACACAGAAGATGTTCTTTGAACGATCTTGTCCGATGAAATCGAAGAGAAGCTTTTCAAACACCAAATAGGTGATTAAGAAAGCTTCAAGCTGCTCGATTGTAAGCGTCCTGATGTTCATGTGAACATGTACTGAGGTTCGTTCAGTGAACTCAATGTCTTTGTTGACCTCAGAGAACAGGCGGTTGAGGGCATGTTCAGTACGCCAAGCACGAATTGGTGGGGTGATGAATTCAGCCCCATGATTTCGTAGAGAACCATCCTCAACGGTGTTCCAGTATGGGGAGCGTGTACCTGCTCCTTCTCCCCAAGTACGGACATTCTCTATTTCTACCTCAATACCCAGATAGGTAGTTTTATCCACAACAGGGTAGAGTGGAACGAAAGGGTTGACGTCTTCAAATGTTTTGAGGTCTTCATCGAAGACACGTAGTCTGGGAAGACCGTCCAAAATTTTTGCAATGGTCATTGACATTTATTCACAAGGCTCCATGTCCAAGCTTCACGTTTGATGAAGTCAACAACTTCTTGATAGAGTTGCTTAACATAAACTTCAATCGTCTTTGTTTCTGGGTTTGCATACCCAATAGGATCATTCTTATACCACAGAATGAGTTTGTTCTTGTCTTTGGTTGCTGAACAAGATATACCAAACTTTAAGTTCAAAGCAACCATTGGCTTGAGGTTTTCAATTGCTTCCTCAATACTGTTTGGATAGCTAGGGAAGAATAGTTCCTGTGCTGTACCGCTGGTGAGACTGAGACGTTCTCTCCCAAGGACACCAAGGAGATGGAGTGGGTTGGAGAAAACAGTGTTCTCATGGCATGGAGCACGTTTCCATTGACGTGCTGGGTTCCTGTTGAATTCCCAGCAAGTCCCTCCAATGTTATACAAACCATTTTCAGGGAAGATGAAAGACAATCTGCTCATTGCACATTCTTTGTCTACTAGAATGTCACCATAGACTGGAGACCAGAATGAGAAAGATTCTTCCTCATCATGCTCATAGTAGACAAGTTGTTCTTTGCCCTCGATATTCAGGAACACAAAGGTTCCTTTATACCGTTTGCGAAAGTCTTCGATGGATTCTTGAATCATGGAAGTGCAAGGCTCCATTGGTTGACAAGTTTCTCTGCATAGCTCTTGTCGTTGTTGTTGATACAGTGGATGATCTCGTCGTAGGTTTCACGAGTTGCTTCTTTGTTGAATTCATCAGAGAAGGTGAGACCTTCCTTGACTTGATGATAGACCCATTTAATAGTCTTCTCGCTCCAGATCCAGTAGTTGGATAGGGTGCGATATTCAGCACCATATGGCTTCTGGCGGAAGCATCCGGCTTTGCCGTAGAGCTGACGACGACGTTCATCAGGGTCGAGAAGAACCGATGGGACACCCAGCATCAGATCCATGGTACGGATCACCTGATCAACAGGCTTGTCAGTACCAATGTGAACATGCCCTCCTGCACTACGCAGGGTTTTGTCATCGGCACGTGGCCTTGGGTTTGCTTCCATCGTGTAGGCATTGAAGTCTGGATCACATCCAAACTCCCTTGCCTTCCGTGTCTTCAGTTGGTCAGGATCGAAGGAGGCACTAGCCACCATGCTGGCGAGGGTGAGGCCGAGCTTGTCAGCTCGTACTTGAATGTCACCAAGAGAATATTGAATGCTGTTGATAAATTCATTGACGGAATAACAAGCAGGAATACAGAACTCTGCTGCTACATTGTCTTCTTGCACGGCACAACCATTGCCGATGGGCATTGGTTGTTGCTTGGTTCCACCAATCAAACCCACAACTGAGATGAGTTTGTTATCGTGATTTTTCAGGAAGAGCTCTGGATCAGCACCGATTGTAAACATGTTTAAAACTCCTCCTCTTCGTCGTAAGAATAGTCATCTTCGTCGTCGTCTGGGTAATCAGGATCTTCATCCACCAATTCTTCTGGAGGAATTTCCGCTTGTTCCACAAGAATAAGGGGGATGGTAAACCAGACGTTGACATTCCCGGAACGTGCATTCTTGTAGGGGGTTCCCCAATCAAGAGCACCAAACTTGTTTCTCAGCCATGTGAGAGGATATCCATTCTGGTATGTCCCAGCTGTGTTGCCAATCAGATTGGTATAACCAGCAAACTTGGCCCAGTTAATCACAGCAGCTACTAAAAACTTTGCAAATCCTTTGTATAGTCCATTGATGTTTGTAATCTGTAGAGTACCACAGTTGTTTGCAATGCAATTGATCTGCAGAGAAGCAACAGTAACTGTTTCTGTTTGTGTTCCTTTGGCTACATACACTTCAAGCCAAATGGCAGCTCCGTTGACTTCTCGGTTTACCCCGAATACAGGGGCTTTTGCTGGAATCCAATCTGTTCCAAATTGAGAGAGAACAGTTGCCATGGCTCTCTCTAATTCTTCATAGGTTGGGGCAACCAGTTTGCCACTGTGTCCATTGTATGGATTTTTGTAGCTGTTTGAATCAGCCAGATACACATCTTGGTATAACATTAGATGAGCCTTTCTTTGACGAGTTGAAGGCAATACTGCACGAAGGGGGCTGAGTTTCGCATCCACTCAGGGTGTCCTTGTACCCCCAATGCCTTAATTTTTGGGAAGAAAACAACTTCAGGTTCAACAGGCATTTCTATTTCTTTCTCGTGTTCCACGATGTACCGATTGCTCCTTGCTGGTGCAGCCCAAGCAATCAGTTCGTGATCCACTTCCCACGGATTCATCATCTGATGGTGGCATGTGGTAGTGGAGAAGATTGTCCCCTTTGTGTTAACAACCAGATGTTCACCGCCAATGTGGTTATCCACGTGTTGAATCAAACTTCCTCCTGCTAGAGCACAAACAAGCTGTGCTCCCCGGCAAATCCCAAAGATGGGAATGCCGAGTTCGATTGCACGTTGAGCAAGGAGTACTTCGCTCAAGTCACGAGAAGAAAGTTTTTCTTCAGCCCCAGTTCGTTTTGATGGGACATGATGGTAGATGGAAGGAGAGATGTCAGCACCACCATGTAGAATCAAGATTGCATTGTCCGTTAGCAATTCTGCTGGATGATGGACAACGTCCACATCTCCGAATTCATGAAGATGTGCTGAGTCATGATAGAGAGCTGAGTAAATCTTCCTACTTTTGTGGGATGAACTGACCGTCGTCTGTCCAGACTTTTGTAGAGACGGGGCTTGGGGTGGCGGTGTAACCGTGTGATTGTTTAAAAACATGAACATCCCTTCCTGGGTATTTGCTGGCAATTGCCTTTGCGAAAGCTTCTGCATGAGCCTCTCGGAAGAATACCGAGAGAATCATTTCATCTTTGTACTGCTTGTAGCGTCCTGAGTAATTATCACAGGACACGATTGCATCTCCGTGGTCAACAAAGACCATCCAACTACGCCTTGCTGCCATTGCATACCTCCGTCAGTTGTTTAATGATGAGAGCTGGGTGTTTAATTGTTGGGCCACCCACTTGCACCCAATGTCCTTTGATGAGACGCCACCGGCTCCAATTGAGCCAGCCATCGTCGAGGAATACATCAATGAGACTAGCAAAGATCTGGTATACTTTCATTTTGTTGCTCCTTGTTGCCTTGTAAAAGAACGGGAAGTTGTTTTGCTTCTTCAACCAAGACTAGATCGTCCATCGAGTAGTCGTACGTACCTCCTGATGAATACTGCTCTGCATCCCATTGAACCTTGAAAGGCTCAATTAAGCCAGAGCTGTGGTTGTAGGCCATCGTGTAAGAACGATGGATGTGGATGATGGTTCCATGTTTTCCGAAACCAGCTGCTCGTTTCACCCGTGCACCTTGAGTAAAGCCAAGCATTGTTCCGGCACTGGCAGCCAGCAATACTGCTTTTTCCTGCTCATCAGCAGAAAGTTTTGAATTCGTATTCCAAGTGTCGTTGCTATCATCTTGGTACATCCCACCGAAACCACCATAATTTCTGTAGTTGTGATAGGTTGTGGTGGGTGGTGTGTAACGAACTGGTTCTTCGTACAACTGGATTTTTCCGGTGATCATTTGTTAAATTCCTTCCATTTTTGTTTCATCCATATCTTTATTCCCGGTGGATATGTTGCTTTGAACCACAGGAACAAATCATCTTGTTCTGGATGACGGGATTTAAATCGTCTTTTGGTGAAGCCAAGGGCTTTTAGAGCATCACCATAGATAGCTTGTTGGTGCTCCAGAGTGCTTGCAATGAATGCTGATGGAATTTCTTTGTTGACATCATAGATGTAATCATCTAGGATGGTTTTTTTGATGGTGGTGAGAATTTCTTCTTTTGCCTTCTCAATGGTGTTGGGGCCATTGCCATTGTTGTAGAAGTAGAAATTTCCCAATGCAAAGAGAGAGCAACAATCTTCTTGTGTATTGCAGTTCACGGCTTCTCCTTAGAAAAGGACAATGAGAATGAAACAGGTTAGGAGCAACAAAATTTCTGGTGTTATTTTCAACATTTTATTGTCTCTGTGTTCTTGTCGTTGGTTGTGAAAACAATCCGCTTTATTCCCACGGATTCAATGAGTTTTCTACACTTTTTACATGGTTTTGCGAGAAGGGTTTCTCCTTTGTGGTTGATTCGTGAAACGTAAATTGCAGAGCCGGATAGTGATGATAGACCATCTTCCTTTCTAAGTAGCTTAAGGATTGCATCCATCTCTGCGTGTTTGCTACATTTGAAATCATTGAGTTCACAATATCCTATCCTGTTATGTCCGGTGCTAAGGACACGATTGCCCTTTACAATAACAGCACCAAGACGGAAATAGAACCTGGACTTGGTAGCTTCTTTATTTGCGATTCTCATCATAGAATAGATAGAATCTGTTCATGCGTAGGCGATAACCATTCATACAGCCATACATGGCATAGATGTTATCAAGGTGAGATCTTGGCATTGTAAGAATCATTTCTTCTCCAGTTCGTCGGCCATGCGGCGAAGCCACCCCTCAATACTCGGTACATACTGAGCCACTCGCGTAGCCTCATTAGCAGCATCCCGCAACAGCTTCGCTCCGTACCGCCGCAAGCAGGTATCGTCGTGGGGGAGGGCGAGTGCTTCCTTGGCGTGGTTTCCGGTGTGTCTTTCGGCAGCGTAAAGGGCTAACGCCTCCCGCAACTGCTGCTCACGGGCTTGAGAAGCGGCGAGTTCTTCCTTTGATATTCTGGCAAGCGTGTCGAAGTTCTCGCCTTCGTCGTTCTCATCGACAACTGCCACCGGCTCCCGCCCCTTGCACAGTTCGTCACGGATGCGGGTGGCGAAGGCAATAGCATCTTCCTGTGTTGCCATTGGCATCTTGGTGTGCAGGTTTCGTACCATCTGCTCGAATGTTTCCATTATTTTATCCATCCTTTGTCTTGATTGTTGTATTGTTTTGTCAAGCTATTTATTTCTTTTTTGGTTTTGGGCATTGGATGTTCTTGTTTTTGTTCAATGCAAGGAGAAAGGGGAGCGGGTCTTAGATGATTGTAAGCTATCAAGATGACAAAGACTGTCCAGGATAGAGTTAGAATAAGTAGAAGGAATTTCATTATGTCTGTTTCCTTTGGAAATGATAGACCCAGGCTCCCGAAGAAGCTTCAAAAACCGCGTTAGCGGTCTTCTCCGGTGGTGGAGCGGTGAATTGCTCGTTGTTTGGGAGTGAAAGAAGCGTTGGTCTTGTAGTTGTGGAACGCATCGTAATCGAGGCTATCCCAATCTTGGAGAATATCCCCAAGGGTTTCAAGATCGGAGCGGATACGGCTGTCGTAATCGTTGAACTCGGGATTGACGATGCGAAACCCAAGAGAGAATAAACGATCAGAGAGGCAATCTACCCTGAAGATTTGATCCTGGTCAAAGCCATGGGAGTGGAGAAGGTCAATCCACTTTTGATCAGAGCGAAGCTGATAATTGGTAACTGTTTGGCAGCGCATGTTAACCTCCAAAGAAAAGAAGAACAATAGCGTCAGCGAACAACGCCATGGAACAACAAGCAACAATTGCTAGCGTAGACCAAGACATGTTAGATTCTCCAAATCTTGAGAAGAGGGACAAGCGGGGAAGGACAGAAGAGGTTGATTGTAGCGCAGATGCGCCCGATCCGAATGTCCACTCCTGTGCAGGTACGGTCGATAGTCATAAAGGCTCCAATAAAAAGAAGAAAGGAGATGTCGGTTGACACCTCTCACAGAGCCTATCGGTGATATGAT